GGACAAAAAACAAAAATGATTATCGTATCTACACCATACGGTATGAATCAGTTTTACAAATTATGGACAGACGCAGAGAATAAAAGAAATGATTATGTACCAATTGAAGTACATTGGTCAGAGGTGCCAGGTAGAGATGATGAATGGAAAGAAGCAACAATAAGAAATACCTCACCTGAGCAGTTTCAACAAGAGTTTGAATGTGAGTTTTTAGGTTCTGTAAATACACTTATTAGTCCTGCTAAAATCAAAAACATGGTGTTTAAAACACCTCTTACATCAAACGCAGGTTTAGATGTATTTGAACAACCACAAAAAGACAAAACTTATGTGTGTACAGTTGATGTAGCCAGAGGTGTATCAAAAGATTATTCAGCATTTGTAATTATAGATGTAACACAAATGCCATTTAAAGTTGTTGCAAAGTATCGTAACAATGATATTAAACCTTTATTATTTCCTCACACAGTTGAAAGAGTTGCCAAAGCATATAATACTGCTCATGTATTAGTTGAGACAAATGACCTTGGTCAACAAATTGCAGAAGCCTTACAATTTGAATTAGAATATGACAATCTATTAATGACAACAAATAGAGGTCGTGCAGGTCAAATACTAGGTGCTGGATTTAGTGGTAGAGGTGCAGGCTTTGGTGTTAAGATGACCAAACAAATTAAGAAAATTGGTTGTGCTAATATTAAAACACTAATTGAATCAGATAAAGTATTAATAAACGATTTTAACATAGTTGAAGAGATGTCAACTTTTGTAAGAAGAGGTCAGAGTTGGCAAGCCGAAGAGGGTAATACAGACGATTTAATGATGTGTTTAGTTATCTTTGGTTGGTTATCTAATCAACCTTTCTTTAAAGAAATGACTGATACTAACGCAAGACAAATGTTATATGATGAACAACAACACTTAATTGAACAAGATATGGCGCCATTTGGTTTCGTAGATGACGGAACACCAGACCATGAGAAACCAGAGGTTGACGAATATGGTACAGTTTGGCACCCCGTAGTGCGTAAGGGTCTCTAACTCTCACATATTATAAATATCAGTAAGGTTGAATTTTGAATATGGGCATAAGAAAACTTATGAGTATTGAATATTTAATAATTAAATTAGCTAATTAAAAGGAGAAACCTAAATGGCATTTCAAGTATCACCAGGTGTTCTCGTACAGGAAAAAGACCTTACTAGAATTATACCAGCCGTTTCAACTTCTATTGGTGCAGTTGCTATACAAGCAACAAAAGGACCATTAGACGAAGTGACTAGTATTTCTAGCGAACAAGAATTAGTATCAACATTTGGAAAACCGAACTCAACAACATTTGAGGGCTTTTTCACTGCTGCTAACTTTTTAGCATATTCTAATTCTTTAAGAGTTGTCCGTGTACAGAATTCATCTGTATCAAACGCTACTGAATCAGGTTCAGCGTTTGTAATAAAAAATACAAGTGATTACCAAGATAACTATGCTGACGGTTCTGCTTCTGTTGGTTTGTGGGCAGCAAGAACAGCTGGCGCATGGGGAAACAATCTAAAGATTGAAACTTGTGCTTCTGCTACTGCTTACGAAGAAAGTAATAAGACAACTGTTAACGACAGCTCAATGGCTGTTGGAGATACAGTAGTTACAGTTACTTCAGGAACCGGCATTACAGCAGGCGACATAGTAAATTTTGGTGACGAATACGAATATAGAGTTATTAGTGTTGCAACTAATGACTTAACAATTGTAAGAAAAGACGAGCCACAATATTTTGTTGCTTCAGACTCTTCAGGTTTACATGTAGTACCAACTAATGGTGCTCAAGTAAGAAGAAGATGGAGACATTACGACTTGTTTGACAAAGCACCAGGAACTTCACCATTTGCACAAGCAAACGGCGGTTCAGGTGACGAGTTACACATTGCAGTAATTGACGAAGACGGTGGTTTATCAGGAATAAAAGGTGATGTAATAGAGACATTTGCTGCTGTATCAAAAGCTTCAGACGCAAAAACACCTCAAGGTTCAACAAACTATTATCCTGATGTAATTTACAATTCTTCAAACTACATCTACTGGATGGACCACAACGCTTCAGGTTCAAACTGGGGTAGTGCAATGTCCGGAACAACATTTACAGCAGTAACAGCTGTGAGTGCAGTATCATTACAAAGTGGTGCTGATGGAACACTTGCTACAACAGGACAAAAACTATCTGCTTATCAAAAATTTGCAGACGCTGAAACTGTTGATGTTGGTCTAATCATGGCTGGTAACGGTGACCAAACACATATTGACAACTTAATTACAATTGCTGAAAATAGAAAAGACGCAGTTGTATTTGCTTCTCCAGAGAGAAGTGATGTTGTTGGTATCGCAGACATAAACACACAAAAGACAAATGTTGTTGGATTTTTTAATTCAATTCGTTCATCTTCTTATGTTATGTTTGATAGTGGTTACAAATACGCTTACGACAGATATAACGACATGTATAGATATGTACCTTTAAACGGTGACATAGCAGGTTTAAGTGCAAGAACAGACCTTATCGCAGACAGTTGGTTTTCACCAGCAGGTCTAAACAGAGGTATTGTTAGAGGTGCAGTTAAATTGGCATTTAATCCACAAAAATCTCATAGAGATGAATTATACAGAGCTAGAGTAAATCCTGTGTCAACTTTCCCAGGACAAGGTACTGTATTATTCGGAGATAAAACTGGACTATCTGCTCCTTCAGCATTTGATAGAATCAATGTTAGAAGATTGTTCATCACTTTAGAGAAGGCAATCGCTACTGCTTCTAAATTCCAACTATTTGAATTCAATGATGAATTTACTAGAGCGAACTTTAGAAACATTGTAGAACCTTTTTTAAGAGAAGTACAAGGTAGACGAGGTATTACAGACTTTTTAGTAGTCTGTGATGAAACTAATAACACAGGTGAAGTAATTGATAGAAATGAATTCATAGCAGAAATCTTTGTGAAACCTGCTAGAAGCATTAACTTCATTACTTTACAATTCATAGCAACTAGGACCGGCGTTTCGTTTGACGAAGTGGCTGGCGGCTAAGTTTAGAAATAGGAGAAAAATAAAATGGCAAACATTAATGACTTCAAAGCTAAACTTGCAGGCGGTGGCGCAAGAGCCAATCAGTTTAAGGTAACAATGCCTTTTCCTGGTTACGCACAAGTTGGTGGAGAAATAGAAGAGTTAGCATTCTTATGTAAGATTACCCAATTACCGGCAATGACGGTAGGGTCTATTGTTGTTCCTTTTAGAGGAAGACAAATTAAGATTGCTGGCGATAGAACATTCGCTGATTGGACAATTACGGTTATCAATGATACAAATTTCAAATTAAGAAACGCATTTGAAAGATGGTCTAATGGTATTAACAACATGACAGACGGTGAAGGATTAACAAATCCTGCTGACTATCAAGTTGACGCATTTGTTGACCAGTTGGATAGAAACGGAGCAACGCTTAAGTCGTACACTTTACGAGGTGCATACCCGACTGAAATCGCTGCTATTGAATTGGACTACGGTAATAATGACACCATTGAAGAATTCCAGGTGACATTTAATTACCAATACTTTGAAAGTAACACTACTACATAGTATATAAATACCTTGTAGTAACACAAAGGAAGTAATATTATGGCGGAATTATTTGGATTTTCTATCACTCGTCAAAAGAAAACGGCGGATCCAAAACAAAGCTTTACACAGCCTCAAGCGGATGATGGTACACAAACCATCGCCGCTGGGGGTTATTTTGGCCAGTACCTTGACATGGAAGGTACTGCTAAAACCGAGCAAGACTTAATCCGAAGATATAGAGAAATAGCATTACACCCCGAATGTGACATGGCAATAGAAGATATTGTTAATGAAGCAATCGTGGCTAACGAACTTAAAGACGCTATTAAACTACGATTGGACCAAGTTACATTTGGTAGTGAAGTTAAAAGGAAGATAGAAGATGAGTTTAAGGAAGTATTAAGGTTAATGAACTTTAATACAAAAGGACACGACATCTTTAGAAGATGGTATGTTGACGGAAGAATGTATTACCATAAAGTGATTGACAGAGAATCACCAAGAAAAGGTATTACAGAGTTAAGATACATTGACCCACGAAAAATTAAGAAAGTTAGAGAAGTAAGAAAGAAGAGACCTGACGGTCCTACTCCTCACGGTTTAACAATCGTTGATGAGTTTGAAGAGTATTACTTGTTTAATGAAAAAGGTGTTG